CGCCACGGTTGAGGAGTGGGATGCCAATCCTTGGCTCTTGAACACCCCAGGCGGCATCGTTGACCTCAAAACTGGCATGCGTGGCCCCCACAACCGGGAGCGGCGCATGACCAAGGTCACCACGGCCACGCCTCAGGGTTTGTGCCCGGTGTGGCGCAATTTTCTGGTCAATGTCACGGGAGGCGACGAGGAGTTGCAGCACTACCTGCAGCGGGTGGTGGGGTATTGCCTGACGGGTGACATCAGCACCCATGCCTTGTTTTTCCTGTACGGGACGGGTGCCAACGGTAAGTCGGTGTTTGTCAACGTGATCTCCACCGTCTTGGGCGACTACGCAGCCAACGCGCCTATGGACACCTTCATGGAAACGCGTACCGACCGGCACCCCACAGATCTGGCTGGCCTGCGTGGCGCGCGCTTTGTCTCCGCCACAGAAACTGAGCAGGGCAGACGCTGGAACGAGTCCAAGATCAAGGCCATTACAGGTGGAGATGACATCACCGCGCGCCTGATGCATCAGGATTTTTTCACGTACCGGCCGCAGTTCAAGCTGCTCATTGCCGGCAACCACAAGCCCGCGATCCGCAACATCGATGAGGCCATGAGGCGGCGCATGCACCTGATCCCTTTCACGATCACGGTGCCAGCAGATAAGCGCGATCCGCTCTTGAGCGACAAGCTCTTGGCCGAGCGCGACGGTATTTTGGCCTGGGCGCTCGAGGGCTGCTTGCTTTGGCAGAGCCAGGGCTTGAAGCAGCCGCAATCGGTCGTTCAGGCCACCGAAGAGTACTTCGAAGCAGAAGACGCCATGGGTCGCTGGGTGGCAGAGCGTTGCAATCAGGGCGCCAACCTAAAGGCGCTGACCGCCACGCTGTTCAACGACTGGAAGCAGTGGGCAGAGATGAGTGGCGAGTACGTGGGCACACAGCGCCGCTTCTCGGATGCCTTGCTCGCCAAACGCTTCGAGAAGTGGCGCAACCCCATGGGCGTTCGAGGCTATGTCGGCTTGGACTTGAAGCAGCCCACCGCCATGCCTACACGCACCTATCCCTACAACGACGAATGAGTGAGACACCCCATGAACATGCCTTTGAAAATCGACCGTCTGACGCAACTGACGGTTCAAAACAGTAGTCCTTTACGCGGGCGTGCGTACGCGCATATAGAAGCCTTGTGTTTTGCCGCGTCGACTGCGTCAGCACCCCTGTTCAGCCCACTGAAATCCTCGCTTGCGTTCAACCCGGCAGCAGCCGGCTTGAACGAATCGGCGGCGCATCCACACAGGGTTAATCGGAGCAAAGGAGGCTGCGCATGAAATGCCCTGAGCCTCGTTACCCTTCGCCCCTGGGGCGCATGCAGGCCACTTCCATGGACGTAGAAACCACCAAGCGCCAAGGCTGGCGCGAGCAGCACATCCTGGTTATCACACCAGAAGACAAGCGCCTGAGCTTCCTGGAGCGCCAGTTGATCCACAGCATTGGCGAGCGGCTCTATGGTCCTTCCCCAGAGCAGCGTCCCCACGGCCAACACCCCATGCGGGGAGGTGACCATGGTTGAGCTTTGGACCTTAGAAGCCGTGGCTGACCGGTTCACGGAGGCAGCCCGAACCGCCAGGCGCTTGCCCCGCGTGGCCGTGCAAGGCTATGTCAACGCCTGGCCTGTGATCGTGCGCAGCGAGCTCGAAGGCTATCCGGACCGAGACAAGCTCTATCGACTGCCACCGCCTTCGCCCAAGGATGTCGAGCTCATGCTCGAGGTTATGCACTGGGTGCAGGTGCTGGAAGTTGATGAGCGGCTGTTGGTGTGGATGCGCGCCAAGCGCTACGACTGGCAGGAAATCAGCAGGCGCTTTGCCTGTGACCGGACGACAGCCTGGCGACGCTGGAAGCGCGACATTCAAGTCATCACCGATCGGCTCAACCAGGTGCGTTGATCACACCCTGAACCGGGCAAGCCGCGCGCGCCTCGAGCGAATTAGCGTGTTTTAAATCGCGTGCGCGGCGCTACTCGAATCGCAGGGTAAATGCGCGGGCTTGAGGACCTTTTGACCCGTGCAACATTTCGGCGATTTGGGTCTACATTTACGGCTATGGTGAGGCCTTGAACGCACGGCACTGAGTGCGCTACGCGACCAAGGCCTCGAACGGGCACCTCAGTCCCGCTACACCAAGCACCGGCTCGCGAAATCAACGGGTCCTTCCTGGCCGCGATGCTATGCGGGGGGCAACAGCGCGAGATTTCGCTACCGATAGCCCCGAAATCCGGGTACGCGTACGCACCGGGTACGCACAGCCAACCAGCACCGCTAAAGCCGGCTCGAGCTAAGTGCTGTACCGCCATTGTTCACAGGTCCCAGATGCAACAACCACAGATCCGAATGGTCGCCATTGACGCGCTCATTCCCTACGCACGCAACGCACGCACGCACAGCGATGCCCAGGTGGCCCAGATTGCAGCCTCCATCGTGGAGTACGGCTGGACCAACCCGGTCCTCACGGACGGAGACAAGGGCGTCATTGCGGGCCATGGGCGCTTGATGGCGGCCAGAAAGCTGGGCGTTAAAGAGGTGCCTGTCATTGAGCTGGCGCACCTGACCCCTGAGCAAAAGAAGGCCTACATCCTGGCCGACAACCGCATTGCAGAAAACGCAGGCTGGGACCAGGAGCTTTTGAAGCTGGAGCTCGCAGAGCTGCAGTCGATGGAATACGACCTCTCGCTCATTGGCTTTAGCCAAGAGGAGCTGGACGGATTTTTTGATGACGTTGAAGAAGGCGGTGGTTTGACCGAGGATGACGCCATCCCAGAGACACCAGTAGACCCTGTTTCCAGACCTGGGGATTTGTGGATCCTGGGCAACCACCGCCTGCTTTGCGGAGACGCGACGATGTCTGCGGATGTGCAAACTCTGATGGGCGGACAACTGGCGGACATGGCCTTCACGGATCCCCCCTACAACGTCGACTACGGCAACAGTGCCAAGGACAAGATGCGCGGCAAAGGCAGGCGCATCATGAACGACGCCTTAGGAGACGGCTTTTATCAATTCCTGCATGACGCCTGCCAGAACCTGCTGGCTGTGACCAAGGGCGCTTGCTATGTATGCATGAGTTCATCGGAGTTGCACACCTTGCAAAAGGCCTGGCTCGATGCAGGGGGCAAATGGTCCACGTTTGTGATTTGGGCCAAGAACGCCTTTACGCTTGGGCGCGCGGATTACCAGCGCCAGTACGAGCCCATCCTGTACGGGTGGAAACAGGGCTCAGACCACTTTTGGTGTGGAGACCGTGACCAGTCGGATGTTTGGTTTTACAACAAGCCTCGCGTCAACGATTTGCACCCCACCATGAAGCCTGTGGAGTTGGTCGAGCGTGCACTCAAAAATTCATCCAAGAGCAGAGACACGGTGATTGACCTGTTCGGCGGCTCTGGCACCACGCTCATTGCTTGCGAAAAACTCAATCGTCATGCCTTCCTGATGGAACTCGATCCCAGATACGTGGATGTGATCATTCAGCGTTGGCAGGACTACAGCGGCAAAGAGGCTGTTCGCCAAAGTGATGGCTTGACCCTGGAGGCCGCAAGGCAGCAGAAAACATCACCGGATCAAAAATCACCTGCCGCGTCTTCAACGATGCTGCAGTGAATCACAAAGCCCGCCAGGTGCGGTGTGCCCATGGGGATGCCATAGCGCTGATGGGCGGTTCGCCCAATTCGCCAGGTCATCCAATGCGTGACGGCTTGCTCAATGGCTGCAGTCAGATCCAGGCCTTGATGTCGAGCGTCGTTGACGGAATCGGCAAAGTGCCGACCGAAGCGGCTGTCCAAGAACACCCGCACATCATGGGCGTCTTCATGCGTGGCATGGCTGATGGCCTGCATCGCCAGCGGCCAGGCCAGGCAGGCATAGCCACCCATCGTGCCCCAAAAGCCAAAGGACTCGTTTTGTGACGGTGGCGGTGCGGTGGTAAAGGCTGGTGCTGGTGCTGGTGCTAAATCGGTAGCGCTCATGGCAAGCTCCTTATGTCATTGGGTTTTTTGATGGCTCTATGAACGCTCTGTAAGGGCGAGAAGTAAAGCGTTCATCAAAAGAAGTTTTTTCACCCCAAACGGCCCACATAGCGGGCGTAGTCGGATCCAGATGGATCCACGTACAGGTAGGGCCTGCCAGGGGCGTGTATTTCCACGCAGAGGCGTGCCTCGCCCACGTAGCCGCCCTTGCCCGAGATCCAATCGCGCGATTTCATGAAATTCATGGCGAAGGCGTCGAACTCTTCAGGGCTCATCAGTCGGGTTTCGGTGATGTAAACCAGGTCGTTGCCTGTGGGGCACATGTCGCCTAGGTCGGCGGGTTTGCGGGCAAAGGGCAGTCGGATGCCCAGGACTTCAACCTGGAGGGATTTGCCGTCCATCTCTACGGTCAGCGGCGTGCGTTCGATGGTCAGGGTCATTGATCTTGTACTCATGGTGGATCTCCTGTGGTTGAGGGGTGTTCTTTTAGGCAATGCGGTAACGCCGCTCTTGCCCCTCGTCCTTTTCGGACATCACCGTCAAGCCCAGCTTCTTTTTGAGGCTGCCAGCCATGAAGCCGCGAATGGTGTGTGCCTGCCAGCCACTGGCCTGAGCCATCTCGTTCAGGCTGGCGCCCTGCGCTTGCTTGAGTAGGGTAATCAGCGTGGCTTGCTTGGTGCCCCCACGCAGCCCGCCTGCGGCACTGCGGTCGTTCGGTCTGTAAGGGTTGCTGGCACCTGTCTGTGGCGTGGGGGCTTCGATACCGAGTGCTGCAAGGCCCGAGCGGCTGACGGCGTAAACAGGCATGTCTGCTGACGATTCGGGGTGCTGGGTAATGAATCCCGCGCTGATGAGGGCGGCCAGCACTTTGCCGCGCGCACCACCCTTGAGGTGGGCGGGGAAGTGCACCACCAGCCGCTCGGGATGCCCCAAGGCGGCTTCAAGTACTTGTCGTTGAGTCTGGCTCAGTGGCATGTGATTTCCTTAGAAAGTTGGGTGATGACACATTTCTTCAAAGCACTGCAGCGGCACTGTCGACAGGCGTTGCAGAGGCTGGGCCGGCTGTCCTGGCGCGCCTGGGTTTTGCGGTTGGCGAGCGGGTTGGCTTCGCTGCGCGCTGGCTGGCGTTTTGGCCTGCCTCGTAGGCAGCTTGCAAGGCCGAGCGAATCCCCCAAACCGCCACTTCATGAAAATCCAGCCGATCCCAGTGGCGGGTCTCCAGGGTCTCGACAAACAGGTGCTCGCGGGCAATTGCTTCGAAGAGCGCGTCGGGGGCGGGGTTGACTTGGCTGGTGCTGTGGTGGCTCATGCGGCGCTCCAAAAAAATGGATCAAAGGGGTTAGGTTGAAAGGGTCTGATTGGGCTGATTAGCTGCGTTGACATCGCTATGAACGCTTCATTTGCGAACAACATCAAGTCTGGGCAAGTCTCAGACTGATTCACTCGGACACTGCGCGTGGCTTCACCGGGCATGCCCGCATACGGCCGCATTGGGCCGCGCATGCGCTCCAAATCACGCCCAAACCCCTAGCAAATCACCACAGGCAGTTGGCCGTACAGATAGCCACGACCCCATGGCTAACGCATTCATCCCTGACCGTGATTTCGAAAGGCCTGTGCCATGAGCCAAACCCTGTCCATGCGTGCTTATGCCCGCCACAGGGGTGTGTCGGAAGGCGCCGTGCGCAAGGCCGTCAGCACTGGGCGCATCACGGCCAATGCCGACGGCAGCATCGATGTACAGCGAGCCTATGAGCAGTGGCAGCGCAACACCGATGCCGCGCAGCAGCGCGGCGCTCAGCGAACGACGCAGCGCCCCGTTCCCAACGAGGCGATCCAAAGCGTGCGGGAGACCTTGGGAGAGGCGGGTGGTGTGGCAGGGACAAACCCTGGTCTAAGCGGCTCGGCGAGCGGCGGCACCACGCTGTTGCAGGCGCGCACAGCCAACGAGGTCCTCAAGGCACAGACCAGCAAGGTGCGCTTGGCCCGCTTGAAGGGCGAACTTGTTGACCGTGCGGAAGCGGTGGCCCACGTCTACCGCATTGCGCGCGCCGAGCGTGAGGCATGGCTGAATTGGCCTGCACGCGTAGCGCTGCAGATGGCCTCGGACTTACAAGTGCCGCCGCACCGCATGTACACGTTGCTGGAGAGCGCGGTGCGTCAGCACCTGATCGAAATCGGCGAGATCGCGGTGCAAATCGACTGACGGTGTCTCTCGTCTCACTCCTGCCACCGGCAGCGCCCAGGTTCAGGCCCGTCACATTCAATCTATCAGGAACACCGATGTGCTGGATCACTACGACGGCTGGGAGGCGATCGCGCATGCATGGCGCGAAGGGCTAACCCCTGACCCATTGCTTAGCGTGTCTGAGTGGGCCGATCAGTACCGCATGCTTTCGGCCAAGTCGGCTTCAGAGCCGGGACGCTGGCGCACTGCGCGCACACCTTACCTGCGCGAGATCATGGACTGCCTCTCGCCGTCCTCTCCGGTAGAGCGCGTAGTGTTCATGAAGGGCGCCCAGATTGGTGGGACTGAGGCGGGTAACAACTGGATTGGCTATGTGATTCACATGGCACCGGGCCCGATGATGGCGGTGGCCCCCACGGTGGAGATGGCCAAGCGCAACTCCAAGCAGCGCATTGACCCCCTGATTGAAGAAAGCGAGACGCTCTCAGCCCTGATCGCTCCGGCCCGCTCGCGTGACTCCGGCAACACGGTACTGTCCAAGGAGTTTCGCGGTGTGGTTCTGGTACTCACCGGTGCCAACAGTGCAGTGGGTTTGCGCTCTATGCCTGTGCGCTACTTGTTCCTGGACGAAGTCGACGGTTATCCCGGCGATGTGGAAGGCGAAGGCGATGCGATTTCCCTGGCTGAGGCCAGGACCCGAAC